GTAATAAAGGTTGTAAGATAATTAAAAGAAATAATCTTGATGATCGGGAAATACAACTTGAAGCTGGTAAGTGGATGCAAACATTGTTTATTCGCTATAAAAAGAAACCGTTTGACAAGTATGACTTAAATTATAATTATTACATAACAAAAGCAAAGAAAGAAATAAAAAATCTAGAACCGTTAATAACACAATATAAATTATTTTAATCATGGGATTTAAAATTAAAAACTATGGGAGAGCGCATATAATAGGTGCAGCTCTTCCCAATCATGCGGATACTTATACTGTAATTAAACATGAAGATGTAATTAATCTTTGTATAAATGAGTTAGAACAAGCAGGTTTTAATATCATTGGAGAAACATACAGAGCAACTAGTCTAGGAGACATTGCTACTGGTGTATATAAAGTAAGCTATGGTAATGATCCTGATTTAGGAATTATGTTAGCTTGGACTAATAGTTATAATAAGCAAGTTGCATTTAACTGTACTTCAGGTGCTTACGTTGTAAACTCTGGAAATCTTATGATAGGTAACTACGGCACCTTAAATAAGTTTAGAAGAAAACATACAGGAACAGCAGATGAAGATACTGAAAATTCTATTAAAGATCAGATTACACATGCTAAGATGCACTTTGCAAGTCTTGCAGAGGATAAAAAGAAGATGGAAAATATCAAGATGAGTAGGACAGAACAAGCTGAACTACTTGGTATTTTATTTGCTAAAGAAGATCTTCTTACTCCAAGACAAGCCACTATAGTAAAGAAGCTTATGAATAAACCTAACTTCTTTTACTCAGGTGGTAGTGATAGCTTATGGACATTTTATAACTATGTAAGTGAAGCTCTACAAGATACTCATCCAATAAGATGGTTGATTGACCAGAGATTCTTTCATGAGTTTATCAGAGGCTTTAAAGATCTAGATAACATAGAGACTGAAGTTAGTGATGATAAGCTTACTCAAGTATTCTTTAATGGGGAAAATCCGCTAGCACAAGTTGATGACTTAACAGCATGTCCTCCTGTAGATCCTAATCAAGTAGACTTAGAAGATTCTATTGCAGAAGTAGAAGCTGAGGCTAAAGCTACAGAAGATGAACCTACAATTGAAGAGCAAATAGCTGAAGATGAAGCTGCAGTAGCTGATGTATGTGATAAACATGAAGAAGAAACTCCATCTGAAATGAATGACATAGATGTCACAAAGTTAAAACTAGATCCTACAGCTTTCAGAGCTAATGTGACAATAGATGATGACTTTGATTTTGAAGATGAAGAGGAAGAAGAGGAGTCTGCAGAAGCTGACTTTGATTTTTAATAGTTACAAATATAGGGGAATGACTTCGGTTGTTCCCCTTTTTTTTTTAAATTTGATTATGAACATGAAAGCAAAATACGGAAAAGAAGATATATACATTAAGTATGTATCATCAGATAAAAAATACGCATTAGTATCTAAAGAAAAAGTGGGTAAACGTAAAGTGTTTAAACTTGACTTTACACAAATATCAGGTTTAAATAAAAGAGATTTAAATAAACTTGAGAAACTTTATGAGTGGAAAGACTGTTAACGTCCTTGTCCTCTATACTTCTTCTTATAATTTCTAGAAGATTTAACATTAGATGTCTTAGACTTGGAGTGAACGCCAGGTCTTGAGACATTTTTTTTGTCTGTCAGCTTGCTGTTGGTTAATTTCATAATATATATTTATTAATAAGACCCTGTCCAAGCCTTAGTTGTTTTCTCTAATTTAAATGCAGGATCATAAGTTCCACCCTTGACACCAAACATTCTACCAAAGTCATTCCATATTTTATAACTTCCTTTTTTCTGCCAAGAATAAGGACCTACATCTCTTTTATAAACAGCTCTTGGATCACCTCCAGCAATTTGTACAAAGTGATTTAAAATCTTAGCATACAGTTGAATTGTTGGTCCAGTTGCAATAGATGTATTTTTTATTAAATCCACTTGATCATCATATCCAAATATAGGATTAAATAATTCATTCTCTTTCTTGGTCATTAAAGTTAAGTATAATAAATGATTTACCATCCATCCATCCCAACTTTTCTGTCTTTCTTCTAGTTTTTTAAATCTATCAGGATCATCCATATCAAATCCAAATAGATATGTTACTATTAGACTAAGAGCAACAATCATTGCAGCTTCAATTACTGTTTTATTTATAGCTTCTTTTTCTTCAGCAGTCATTATAGGAGCATAATTATTATAATCAGTTAATAACCTATAAGTACTTTGTAAAAATTGAATATAATATCCTTTCTTTACACCTGATGCTTGCCAATCATACACATCTCCGTATTTATTTTCCTCATTCTGACTATACTGAAATCTAGAAGTAAACATAGGAATAGCAAACTTTCTATAAAAGGTTACTAATTTAAAGAACATGTTTTTGTTAGCTTGTGCAGAATTAAATTTATCTACTTCACCATTAAGTCTTTTGTTTATATCAGCAACTCTAAACTTAAAATCTTTAAACTTAGAACCTTTAGATATTACAATTTTATCTCCTTCTTTATATTGAGCCTCTCCTTCTATTCTATTTTTTTCTTTTAACTGATCAACAGTTAATCCATATTGTTGCGCAATACTTTTTAAAGTATCTCCTTTTTTAAATATATGTGTAATACGTTCTGGACTATACTCAATATCTACTCCATCTTTTAACTTTATCAATCCTTCTGAATCTAATTCATAAGCTTTATGTAACTTAATCATTTTCTTTTCTCCATCAGGTGATCTTTGTTCAACTAAATGATTAGCAGTAGCACTAAAAAATAATTCAGCAGAAGAGCTAACCTCAAGTAACTTTCTAAAATCATATAACCAGGTAGCATCTAACATATCTTTTATAAAAGTTCTAGACGTAGATTTACCAAAGTCTTTTCTAAACTTATTAGGAATTGCTTCAAAGACTTCCATCATTTGAAAGTTTAGTGATTTAGACCCTCTTTTATAGATATCACCCTTATACTTAGACATTTCAAATATAGCTCCTGCCGCTATAGCTTTACCTTCTGCAGCTGATTGATAAGTAATATACTTACCACCTCCTGCTTCTATTAAAGCTTGGACAGTCATCTGAGTTCTGTTCTTTGCAGCTGATGGAACATCTAACGCAATAAATGAAGCACTTGCTGCACCCATTAAAGTATTCATTACTTTAGCCATACCAGGAAATCTTTCTTGTAAATCATCATTTGCTTTACCATAGAACATTCTATCAATAAAATAATTTAATGCTTGAGCTCTTTCATTACTTCCTCCTTTTTTCATAAATGCAAACCGGCTTCTACTTTTAGATACTTGAGCACTAGCCTTAGACATATTTTTTATATCAAACTCTTCATTGTTTAATATAGACTTCATCATTTTTGCAATAGGTTCATTCTTTATCAACATCTCTTGCATATTAAGAGACATTAAATACTTAGACATTCCTCCTAGTACATCAGCTGAAGTTTCTTCATGATTTAATTTGTAAAGACCTTCAACAGGAATTCTACTTACAGGATTACCCGACCAGTCAGTCTGAACTAAATGAATATCTGGGTCATAATTAAATGTTTGATTTTGGTTACCATCAGCATCATCTTTTGCTTTTGTAAATCCAGATTTAATAGCAGAGATACCAGCTTTAATTTTATCTTGTACATCTTCGGCAGCACCTCCTTGTATATACTCTAGTGTACCTTTTCTTCTCATGCGGGTTTGATCCAAGAATAATTTTGATGCATCTGGTTTACCTTCTTGAATTTTAAGATATTGTTTCTTATACTCTTGAAGTAATCTAAATCTAGCTCCACCTTCTTTTTCTAACTGATAGTATAAATCATTTCTATATTTGGCAGATACTGAACTACCAGGTACACCAGCACCTTTAAACTCTTTAGGTTGAAAGTTTCCTTTATTATCTACTATTCCTTTCTCTACATAATATCTTTTCTGTTCATCTGTTAAGTTTATATACTCGTCAGGTAAAGTTCTATACTTTTTCTTAACAGACATTTTACTATACTTACCACCAGGCTTACCTTTTATATAAATAGGATTACCTGTATTAGGATTAGTAAGCTTTGTAGTTGAATAGTACTCATCTCCTATAGGAGTAACTGCTGTCCATGCACTTATTCTTCTCCACTTTTTAGTTTTTTTAAACTGACCTGTTTCACTTTTAGACCATGTATCTACCTGATAATGATTACTATCAAAGAAGTTTTTAAAAGCATCGCTACTATCTCTTAATGTTTGGATCAATGGAGAATTAATGAACTCATCTGCATTAGTGTAGTTTATTTGAGTAAGCGTTCCTTCTTGAATTAAATTCTGTTGTGTTAGATCTGCAATTATATTACCTGCAGAACTAGTAAACAATGCTATATATTCAGCAGTCGGTTTACCTGATCTTAGTCCGGCTAGTTTATCAAAGTAACCTGAAAGCTGTTGAGCTTCAATCTTACTTAGACCCATTGTATCATGTATTAAACTAAGTCTTACAAACTCAAGATTTTCTTTTTCAGTTAGCTTCTCACCTGCTTCTTTTAAGTTTTTAAGACTTCTAAAAGTTTCTAACTCTTCTCTGGATAATCCAGTTTGAGCATTAAACTCTTCTTTAATCTTAGCATATTCAACATCTAACTCTTTTAGTTTTCTAATTTGTCCTTGTGTAAAACCCATTCCATCAGGAACACCATCAGAACTAGATACTTTAAGTAACAAACTTCTTTGAGTAGATATCTTATTTAGTTTCTTTGCAACTGAACTTACACCACCCTTATCAGTTAATTCTTTTATCTTGTCAGTTATCTCTTTAACTTCATCAAAGTATTTTTGTGAAGGAGCTGATATATAATTTCTATCAATAAATTCTCTTACTTCTTGTTCGTACTGCTCTGCTGTTTCACCTGTAGGATATATTTTTCTTAAAGGTAATTCAACCTTCATAAACTTATCAAGATCATCTTGTGCTGCATCATAGTCTACATTAAACTCATATATATCTTTTGACTCTTCTCTATGCTTTAGTCTTACAAGAGTTTTCTTAAGTTCATCTCCTGTTTTATAATTACCTTCTGTATCAATTAGATTAAACAGATCTTGATAATCTTTAGTAGCCATATCTAATCTACTAAACGGCATAAAGTCATCAGCATCTTTATAATCAGATTGTTGATAAGTTCTTTTTGTATTTTGTAATAAGTTCTTTTCTTCCCAAGCTTCTGTAGATAACTCTTTACTTACAGTTATTTCTTTTCCTGTATTAGGATCTACTACTGTATTAACTTGCTTCCAAATTTGATTAACCTCATAAAACTTATCAGAATATTTTCTATGCATATAATCTTCTTCAAACTTCCATAACTCATCTTGAGCTTGAGCTATTTTTGTTTTATTTTCTGACTCTACAGCTACTTCTAAATTATGTTTAAGTTGATTATAATCTTTTCTCCAATCTTTGAATTTATTAATTAAAGTATAAACCTTCCACTCCTCAAATTCTCCCATATCATTTTTAATACCAACATCATCTAATTGAAAGAGCATATCTCTTAGCTCACTAGTTTTATTTGGATCATAACCTACTTCGTCTAGTAAAGGAAGTATACTATTCATAAATCTATTCTGATCTTTTTGACTTTTTACAGCAGCTTCAGAAAGTTCTTTATTCATCCCCATTACAAAAGAAATTGAAGGATCATTAATATCTACATAAGGTATATAGTTAGCAGCCATGTAGTTCATATCTCCCTTTTCACCTCGTAACATAGAATCTAATATCTGAGGAGTAATATATAACGCAGCAAACTCTTGGATATACTTATCTAAATATTTTTTTCTTCCTTCAGGCACAGTTCCTCCTAGATCTTGTTTAAGCATATCTGTAGTATACTTTTTAATCTGACCTTCTTTTTTTGCACGTTTAATAATATTTTTTAAAAACCTATCTTGTTGTTCTTTACTATAACCTGCATCATTTAAAATCGGTTCATATCTTACTTTAAACTGATTCTCAATTCCTATGTTTACTCCTTCTGAATTTTCATACATATAGTTCTTTATTGTATCAAACTGTAAGTCTGCTATTTCATCAAGAGCTTCACTTGTAATATTTCTAGATGTTAATATTTTTTTCTTTAATTCACTTCCATCTGGTAAACCATCTAAAGCTTTTAAGACATCATCCTTTAAAAACTTTTTCTGTTGTTGTAATATATCTGCAAAATATTGAGTTTTAAATGAACCTTCTTGAGTTAAGTATTCTTTACTTCGCTTCATATCTCTTACAATGTCTTGTATTCTTTTACCTAATACTACTGACTCATGAAGACTTTTTACAAAATTATATGCTCTGGATTGATAGTTCATATCTTTACTTTCCATTACATTTAGTAATTGTTCTTGATCTTCTTTAGAAAGATCTAATGTTTGAACAGAACGCAAAGAATTTTTAATTGCTTTAATACTATCAAGTACTTTTGTTTCTTCAAGTACTTTTCTTATCTCATCATTGTTCTTTAATAAATATCTATTTAATTCTGAAAACTGACCATAAAAATTATTAATAGTATTTTGTAAAGATTCAGGTGTTATATTTTTAATTTCTTCTAACATCTGAGTATTTTCATCTCTAAACTCTGCAATATTAAGAGGTGTTAACATACTAGTATCTACAATAAAGTCTCCTTTTAGCAATATATCAGTTAACTCACCAATTGTAGTATCAGTATTTAGAGTTTTTAAGTTTAATCTCTTAGCAAGTTTCCTTATAACTTGTTTAAGAGCAAATAATAATCCTTTAATAAAACTATTAAAAGACTGATCATCTGACTTAATCTTATTTATTTTATTATCACCATCTTTTTCAATAGCCCGTATTATAGCTTCTTCTTTAAATCTAGGAGTACCTTCTTCTAACACTCCTGATTCTTTTAATACTTCTATTATACCCTGTCCTGTAACACTAGTTTTTAATTGAGAATATAATCTATCAAATAGTTTAGGATTATCTATTTGAATAGCTTTTAAAAATGGATGAGCATATTCATGAAGAACAGTAGCTGCATCAAACTTATCTTTGACAAGAAATACTTTATTATTAAAGTAAAACCCTGATTGATTATTATAAGGAGTAGAAGTATCTTTAAGTATCTCTCTAGCTTCATCTGAAGTAATTACTTCATTCTCAATACCAAAAGCTTTAGTATACTTATCAGCTAGCGCAGCTGCTATTTTAGCATCTTTGGTTTTTTTCTGTAGCTCTTCAGTTAATGAAAATGCTTCAAACCTTTGTCTATCTATCTCATTATCATACTGTTCTGAAAGATCATCAAATAAGTATCTATCTGAGTAAGCAGTCCCTGCTCTTTCCGCATCTTCCATTAACATCTCTCTAGCTTGAGATTCTTCAATACGTAATTCTTTATCATAGTAGGCATCAACCATTTCTGATGGTATATTAACAGACACCATTGAACCTATATCAGGATCATTAAGAAGGTCTAGTACCTTAAATTCCATATCTCTATTAAACTTTCTTACACCAGATAAAGCAGTATTATAGTTTAAGCCATTAAGATACTGACTAGTATTCTCTATCTCTTTTTGAAGTTCTTTCTTTATTTTTATTCTACAAGGCATTGTTTAAATATAGTTAAATTATGTACATGTTTTACCAGTAAATTTAATAAAAGGTCCATTACCAACTTGATAACCACCTTGATCAGCATAATATTGAGATGCTAAACTTATAGATATATCAAATCTTGCTTTCTCTTCTTCATTCATTACTCTTCTTAGTGCTTCATAAGTTGCACGGAATTCCATTTTTAATTTATCAGGTGTAAGTAAATCTTCACCCTCTTTCCAATAAACAGAAATATCATTATTATCTATATGATTTTGTTCATG